CAAAAAAAAAGCCCAAAGCAAAATTGCTTCAGGCTTTAGATTCCAATATAATTAGACTATGCTAATTTTTCTAGCTTTTGACTTTTCACTGTTTAATCTAGCTACAGAATATCAATAAGTAACCAACTGATTGACGGCAACGACGACGAGTCTTTCTGTAATGCGAGTATATAAAATTACTTTTACAATGTCAATATATTTGATCCTCTTAGCCGGTTAACTTTATAAACTCATTCAATTTGTAAAGTATTTACACAAAAAAATTACAAAAAGTAATACTATTTATAAATATTTACACATATTTATAGAAGAACTTATTTAAAAAAAAGACTCTATTCCATATATAAGCCACCACAAAACTACAAATACAAAGGAGATTTCGATTTTTTTTAATACTGTGGTGGTTTTTATATGGAATAACTATACAAAAAAAGGAAAGGAAAACCATGTGCAAAGCAATCATAATAAAAAGTAAACCGATCACAAAACCATATAAGCTGCAGGAACTAAAGAGAACAAATGAAGAGAAAGATTTAGAAAAACAAAATCCAATGTTAGTACCAAATGGAGTTAGATTAGGATCATCAAAAAATTTACATATAAGGAGAGTGAATGAATAAGCAAAAGCTATTAAATCTTTTATTACTAAATATTGAAAATGTAAAAAATCAACCTGATAATACACTTTTTAATGTTGATATTAGAATAAAAGAAAAATCAAAATGCCCAAAGTGCAGTTCTTATAACTTTCTTTGTGGTGGAGTTACTATCTATGAAGAAGAGTGCAAAGACTGTGGTTATATATTTAGAGATGATTATTAAAAAAAAGGGAAAAAATGAAAATGGAAAAAATAGAAATAACATTAGATGTTTGTGAGGGAAGTAAAGGTGTTGAATCATTTATGATTTAATCTTTGAGAGACCTACTTCTTTAAGTAGGCTCTATTGAGATTATATATTAAGGAGAAGATATGAGCGATATAGATTATATTATTCATAAATTGTTTATAGAAAATTGGTCCGGAAATAGAGTTAAAGAAAATATTAACACTATGAAAAAACAACTATATAAAAATCTAAACGACCAAATCAATGGATATTGGAGTGGTAGTACTGCTTATCACATAATGACTACAGGTGGTTTTTTAATTGATGCAAAAAGTGGCATTAATAAAGAATTAACAGAACTTGGGAAAGTTTTTATAAGAAGATATGAAAAAAATATAAACAAGGATAAATCATGTTAATAGAAATTTTAACAGCCCTAGCATTTATCTTAATATTTGCCTTTGGGTTTTGTATAGGAAGATTGGATAATTATTTAACAAAAATAGGAAAGGTTTAATATGTTTGATTTATTAGAAAAAGCAAAACCAATACTATTCAATACTGAAATGGTTAAGGCTATTTTAGACGGTAGAAAAATACATACTAGGAGAGTTATTCCTTATGGAGAATATTTATATGAGCCTATGAATGAACTTTGTATTGAAGTAGCTAAGAATTATTGTGATATGGATAAAGAAAACCATCCTGAACTTAAAAAAGAAATGATTAAACATTCTCGAATTAGAGTAGATGATATTCTTTATGTAAGAGAAACATTCCAATATGGGGATAATATTAGAAATAAACAAGATATTCCATTAAGTGATGATATTGAAATTTTATATTATGAGAATGAAATAAATCATGCAAATATTAATCAAAGTAATTTTGCAGAATTAATTAAATGGAAACCATCTATCCATATGCCTAAGAAATTTGCTCGTATCTTCCTAAAAGTTACAAATGTAAGAGTTGAGAGGTTGCAGGATATTAGTTTAAATGATATTAGCAAAGAGGGTAGTCCTATGGATGTTATTCGAGCAGAAGAAATTGGAGAACCTGATTTTTGTTTTGAATGGTGGATAGACCTATGGAACTCAACATCAAAACAAGGCTACAAATGGGAAGATAACCCTTATGTATTTGTATATGAGTTTGAAAGGATAGAATCATGAACATTGAAACATTAGGAAGTGGAATACTAGCAATATTATTCATATTTCTTATTATTAAAATTATAGATAGGAAAACATGGGATAAAGATTTGAAAGAAAAGAGGTTTAAGTAAATTGAGGTATTAAAAGGCATGACTTAGGTTGTGCCTTTTTTTATGTCTGGAAATTAGAGAGAAAGGGAAAGTATGAGTGTGAATCAACCACCTACAATGGAAATTAATAAAATATATAATGAAGATTGCAGGATAGGATTTAATAGAGTTGCAAGTGGTTCTATGGCTGCAATTATATGTGATTTACCTTTTGGAACTACTAATAATAAATGGGATGTTATTATTGAAATGAATGACCATATAAAGATAAAAAAGAAAGTTTTTAATAAGGATGATTTTTTTCTTTATTGCTATAAAAAAGGTAGACCTATTGAATCAGCAAACAAGATATGGAAAAGATATTCAAAAAAAGGTTTATGGCATCACTATAATAGAGTTTTAAAAGATGATGGTGTGGTACTCCTTTTTTCTCAACAACCATTTACAACTTATTTGATTAATTCAAATCCTAAAGACTTTAGATATGAAATCATTTGGGAAAAGACACAAGCACAAGGTTTTTTAAATGCTTCAAAAATGCCATTAAGAGCACATGAAAATATATTAGTTTTTTATAAAAAACTTCCAACTTATAACCCTATAAAAACTAAAGGGCATAAGAAAGAGAGTAAAAAAGAGAGTAAGGCAAAATGTAAACCGAGTACTACATATGGAAAAGTTATACATTTAAAAGATTACTGCAGTACTGAAAGATTTCCAAGAACTGTTTTAAAGTTTGCAACCGATAAGCAAAAAGAACACTATCACCCAACACAAAAACCAAGAGCATTATTAAAATATATAATTCTAACTTTTACTAATGAGGGTGATTTGGTAGGAGATAATTGTATGGGTAGTGGAACAACTGCAGTTGAGTGTCAAGCTAATAATAGAAATTTTATAGGCTTTGATAATGGAATAGATGAAGATACCAAAAGACCTTGGGCAGAAATAGCAACAGAAAGAGTAATAAAGGCGAGTGGACGTGTTGGACTATTTGAATAAAGCAGGAAACCCCTGCTCTATTTCAAAATGATAATTTTAATCCATATCTTTAACCACATGATAACTCCTTTCAAAATATTTACTACATTCTAAATTCACTTAGTGAAAATCGCATGTAAGGTGTTGCTAATACAAACCAGTATTACAAAAACACTCTCTTATTTGATTTTACAAAACCCTTAAACAATTTGGGGGTAGGGGATTTGTTAAATCCTAAATTTTTATATTAATAAATTGGTGTAACTAAAATTATAGAAATTACTATTAAGACAATGACAATTTTATTCATTAAGGTTTCCTTCTTACAAAATATTTATTATAGATAAATGTAAAATTTGTATATGAAAGTAATCTTAATTTAAAAAAGAATTTCAAAATTTACAAGGAAAAGCATTATGACAAGAGAAGAAAGAATTAAACAAGTAGGATTTGGTGGATATTCAGATGATATTCTTGACAAAATGTATGATATGCATATCGATGAAGAACTAGAATTGCCTCATTCTATGACCAATCATTGGTGTGAAAGAATACAAGAAGGTTTTGTCCTTTATTGGGGTGATAAAAATGGAGCTCATTCAAGATGCTTTGTTAGGTCATCTATTGAGCCTAAACCATTTAAAACCATACAACCAACACTATTTTAAACAACATCATTAACCATTCGCCAAAGCGAATGAACTGGAATATAAAGGATAACTATGAGCCTATTCCCAAAACCAATATCTAAAGAATGGATAAAAAAGAAATATTGGCAAGAAGAGAAAACAGCAGATGAAATGGCCGCACTTAGAAAAGTAAAGCCTAGCTATATTCAAGACCTTATTGATAGATACGATTTAAGCAAAAAGAAACATGGCATAAAAATAAAAGGCAAGAGAAACTATATCATGCCTGAATATGAAAAGGTCAAGCATAGAGTACAACCTCATGCAAAAGAGATTGTTGTCTATAAAGGCAAGGCTAAAACACCTATTGGAACTTATAGAAGTATCAATGATGCAGCAAACAAATTAGGATTATGCAGAAACCATATAAAAGACTGTCTAAATCCAAACAAAGCAAGGTGGAGGTCAAAGGGTTACTCCTTTGGACTTAAAAAGTATAAAGGTGAAATCATCATCGAAAGAAGATTAAATCTTGACTTTACTTTAGAGTTTGAAAAAGTAACAACAGGACTGTTGGCAAAACTGCCTGATTATCCTTATGAAGAACGGATAAATTACTATAACAAAAAACTAAAACAAGTTTTTAATGAACTTGGATATTAAGGAGATAGAGAAATGAAAATATTAGTTAGAGCAGAATTAGATTTTAATGACATGGAACATTTATCTTTGGAAGATTTTAATGGAAATGAATACATTATTGGATATGGGTTTAATGGTAATTATATACTTACTGAAAATGGAGATATGTTTTCTATTAAAGAGGACACAAAAAGTATTCATTTTGAGAATATGCTAGACAGTCAAGGAAATAAAATATTTGCTTCATTTAATAAAAGTGGTAAGGGTGGAGATATGTTAGAAACAATAGAGAGAAATAAATCGAATTCCAATACAAAAAAGATAAAAGTAACTACAACCTTTAATAGTTTAAGCGGTATGGATTACAGTTTTTTAATTAATGGGGAAGACTACCATTATAGAAAAGAAGATTTAAAAATAATAGGAATCCAAAAATGAAACCAATTAAATTTAAATACATATTCAGTAATGGCAAAGAGTTTAAAAACATAATACTAACTCTTAAAGAGATTGAAAACGGGCAATTAAAAGCCTTTACAAATAATATACCATGTAGTTTTAAATTGGTTAAAGTCTGTCAGTTTATAAATAGATTTGATGAAGATAATAATGAACTATGTACCTTTGATTTAGTACTAGTGAAAGATAAAAAAAGTATCTTTTTTGATGATATTGCAAAAGTAGTTTATATAGATAGTAGTTTTGTTTTACAAAGTGTAGATTTTGAGGATGAAAGATGGGAATATTTTAATAGAGATATACTCAGAAATAAATATAAAAGACTTGGCAACATATACGAAAACAAAGAGTTATTGGAGGAATCAAAATGTCAGCACCAATAAGACCAATAAGGTTATCAATCCAAAATTTATGTTTATATATAGGAGTTTCAGCTCCAACAATATATAATAAACTTAACCCAAAAAATAAAGACTTCGATCCCACTTTTCCGAATCCAATTAAAGAGGGTGTGAAAAATCTTTTTCTAACAGATGAAATTGACCTTTGGGTGAAACAAAATGCAGAAAAACAAAGAAATAATGACAGTACTTTTAACAGTACCCTCAATAATTAGAATAAAGATAAAGCCATATAATAGGGTTTAAATTGATGTGATTAAATTCCCCACATCTCCACCAATGAATAAAAAATAACTCTAAATAACTGTAAATAAAGCCCTATAAAATAGGGGTTTTACTTGCCTAACTGTAAATAACTATAAATACTAATAAATATTAATTTAAAACTTTTAACAGTACAATAACAGTACTTTTTATATTTTGTAAAAAGAATAACAGTACTATTTTAAAATGCTACTGTCAAAAGGTTTTAAATGCCCCGAATAATCAAACCTCTAAGCGATAGAGAAATAAAGACAGCCAAGGCTAAAGATAAAGATTACAAACTTTATGATGGAAATGGTTTACATCTATTAATCAAATCAAATGGAAGTAAGCTTTTTAGATTGGAATTTAAATACAATAATAAAAAATCAACAATAAGTTTTGGTAAATATCCACAAACTACTCTTGCAGAAGCTAGACTTAAAAGGGATGAAGCTAATAAAAAAATAAATGATGGAATAGATCCACGAATTGCTAGTAAAAAAAGTGAAGCACTTTTAACTTTAAATGATGTAATTGATATATGGCTAAAACTGACTAAAGATAGTTGGAGTGAAGTAACTTATAAAAAAAATAAAATCATCTTTGATAAAAACATAAGACCTTACTCAGGAACTCTTCCAATAGATAAGATAGAATCTACAGATATAATAAATGATATAGAAAGAATACAAGAGCGAGGAGCAGATGAAACAGCAAATAGACTACTGCCACAACTTTCAAGAGTGTTTAAATATGCAGTTACTAAGAAAATGACAAAGCATAATATTATCGCGGATATTGATAATGCATCTATTCTAAAAAAATCAAGAAATAAACACTTCCCTGCTCTTACCAAAAAAGATGATGTTTCCAAACTTATGAAAAATATTATGAATTATAGAAATGATTATGCAATAGATTTAGGAGTAGCAATTGCATTAGAGATAAGTGCATTTTTGGCATTACGACCTTACAACATAAGAGCACTTGAAAAAAAAGAGATAAATTTTGAAGAAAAATACATATATATTGAAGCTGAAAAGATGAAAACAAATGAGGACTTTATCTTGCCTATTGGCGATTTTGTTATTGAGAAGTTAAAAGAGGCTATGCAAATTGAGTATAGGGATTCTAACTATGTATTTCCAAGTCCTTTGAATAAGAACAAACCACTAAGCGATAATACATTAAATGCAGCACTTAAAAGAATGGGGTACAAAGGCTTACACACTGTACATGGTTTTAGGTCTACCTTTTCGACAAATGCATATGATATGATGAATGAACACAAATTTAATGAAGATATTATCGAAGCATGTCTATCACATACAGAACAAAATAAAATAAAAGCAGCTTACAATAGAAGTTATGTTTTTAAATACCTAGATGAAAAAAGAGAACTTTTCACCTGGTATGAGAATTGGCTCATGAGTTTAATGTATCTTACAGGCTTTAAAGAAAGAGGTGTAACCATAGGTTAGAATAGGTTAGAGAAAAGTAAAAAGTTTAGTGGAGGATAATTAAAATGAATCAAAAATTAGAAATATTATTTCAGACATTTAGACCAAACTCAAAATTTATTAAGTATAGTGGTGGTAAAATCATTTATAAACAAACAAATGATTTCACAGATAAAGAAAATAGGGAAGTAGATATATATAGATTTATTTTCAACGATTGTAAAGGATTTTTAATTCACTTCGGTTTAGAATATAAAATAAATCTTTGGCATAAAGAGGTTGATGATTTAATAAATCCTATTTACAATGTTATAAAACTTCTTCTTGAATCTAAGGGAGTATCATTAAACAAAAGAGAAAAAATATTTAATTTGTCAATCTTATATAAGGAAAATATATGAACTATTTTGAAGAAAACGACTCCTGTAAAAATGCAGATGAATTAAAAAGCCCAGTAATTATAAAAAATATCGCTAAAATGAAAAAAGTTTATCCCAATTATGATATAGAAATAAAACTTGCTTCAGGGCTTTCAAAATTGGAAAAAACTCCATTGTTGGGGGAGCAACTCAAATTATGGAAAAGACCTTCATAATAATTTAACAGTCTTGAAATTATTATTCCTTCACTAACGACTTAACTCTCTCTAGCTTATCCTTACAACTATTAGCCACTTCCCAAACATAAGTTAATAATGCAGCAGTATCACTTTGCATGGCATAGTTCTCTTTTTTATTTGGCAAGTCTTTACAGTCTAATAGTTCAGCTGGTATCTTTTGTTTTATATAGATAGTTTTAGTTACTATTTCTACTCTAGTTGGTATTTGTTTGGTCCCACAGCCTGTTAATAGTATCAATAAGGATAGGGGCAGTAGGTGCATCATCATTTTTTTTAACATGGGTTATTTCTCCTTTTATTTTCTGATATGCAATTGCATCGTTTAACTCTTTTTTGTGTTGTTCACTAAGAGCTATTATACTTTTCTCTTGATCTAGTTTATATTTATCAAACTCTTTTTGATTTTCTTCATTTGTCAGAATTGTTTTATTTAGTTCTGTTCCTGTAAATGTTAAAGCATCTTGATACTCTAATATTGTTTTATCTTTTTGTTGTATTTTGTAATCCATATAATAAAATCCACTACCAATAGCAGCTATAAAAATACCTATTGCTAAATATAGATATATGGATGAACCACTAAAAAATCCTACAGCACTTTTGACTATTGTTCCCCACATCTTCACTCCTTACCAAAATTTATATTTACCATCTGAAAAGAGTTTATATTTTTGACCATATTCATAAACCTTTTCACTATATTCATAATTAATATCACATGCATTTATCTTTTGACCATTATTAAAAGTGATAGTTTTTCTTTTACAGTACTCTTTTGCTATATCATGTGGTATTTCTCTTATACCTAATTCATTTCTTGCTCTTGTAATCTCTTTGTTTACTAGACTTCCACCATTATAAACTTGGTATGCAACCCAAAGATGTGAGCTATAAGCTTGTATCTTTGCATCTTGCATAATATAAGCTTGGGCTAGAAGTTGATTTTTTATCGAACTTATATTATCAATACCTTTTTTGGATAAAAAGCCTTGCCACCATCTATAAGTAATTTGAGCAACTCCTTGACTTCCTACTCCATCACGACTGATAACATCACGACAATTGCTTTCTTGTCTAAGTTGACCTACTGCATACCAATATGGGTAATCAAGCCCAAAAACTTTATAGTGAGCCCTTCTTGCTTCTTGAACATAACTATTGCATCTATCCGCCGAAGCAGTAACACAAAGGAATAACAATATATAAAGCAATCCTCGCATAATAAGCTCCTGTTTGTTCTACTAAGGGTTTATCCCAATCTATCTTTGTAAAAAAAGCTTTTCCCATGTAGTGTGCATGAAGTCCACCCCAACTAGCTAATAACATTTTTAATATGACTAACTGAATAGGATTAGGAAATGAGTTATAAATCCCTTCCATAAAAATTGTCATTGTTACTATAAAAATAATCAAGTCAAATAAAACTCTAGTTATATTTCTGACTGTACAGCCATTAAGCCCACATGATATGTTTTTCATCTTCTCTCCTTATTTAGTTAAATCAATTTTGCTAAGTAATATTTTTAGCTTTTTTTCTGTATAACTATTTACTCCAAGTCTTTTTCTCTCTTTTTCTAAGTCATAAATATATTGTGCAGTACTTTCAAAATTAATAATTCCAATTTGACTGAACTCATTAAATGCAGTTGCAACTGTAGCTTTAAGCCTTTGCTTATCTTGCTCTTTTTGTGTTTCATTTATTCTTTTTGATAGGATATAAAAGATTAAAACATTTCCTAAAATCACAGTAAAAAGAATGTGTAAATTAAACTTCATGACATATTCTAAATGAGTTATTGAAAATATCCCCGAAGTTGTAATAAAAGTGAAAATCCACTTAAAGTCAATTATTATTTTAAAAAAACTTAATGTTTTACTTATCACTATTTTTACCTCTCAAAATCAATATTAGTGGTCCAACCACTTTGTTTGTTTATTGTGTATTGTGTTTTTGTTATTTGATACTCTTCATTATCATCATCTATATTATTTAGTAATTTTAAACTTCCACCTGCATATACTACTTCACCCATTTTTGATAAATTTCCAGTTATCAATCCTTGATTTGCTCTTTGAAGTTTGGCATTTGCTTTTTCTATTGCCTCTGCTTCATTTTGAAAACTTCCATTAAACTTTAGTATAGGTTCACTTCCGTTTGTTGGGATGGTTTTTGTTATGGTTTTGTTCTCTTTTGTATCATGCCAACTAACCTCACATGAGTTATAAAGAGTTTTATTTGAGTGTTCTATTGATATAGAGCTGCATTTATTTACATCTATTGTATATGATGGTAAAGAATCACTTTTTTTATTCTCTTTTATCTTTTGCATAAAATACAAGGTGTCATTTTTCACATTAAATATTGCGTTATATTCTTTGGCCAAACGGTTTAAAAAGTTCATATCACTTTCATTTGTTTGGGATTGTGTTTTTATAAATAAAGAATCAAAATCACTCTTTACTTTTAGGGAGTGTCTTTTTGCTACTTGTGAAACCATATCTTTTATAGATAGTTTTTCATATGTAACACTTCTTTTTACTTTAAAATTATCTCCAAAATTTACACCTGTAGCTTTTATAGAAAGAGCCGTTAAACTTTTACTTGTAGTTTCTACTCTAAAAAGTCCAACATACTCTAAATCATCTTTTGGTCCTAAATAAACTTTGATTTCATCTTTATATTTTGGTCTTTGAAACCTTCCATTTATCTCAAGTGTTAACTCATCACTCTCATCATTTGCATTATCTGTGATATTTAGTGACTTAAAGTTTTTTAAGATATTTGATGTTTTATCCACATCATTTATTTTTATCATAAAGTTAAATGTAGCTACCATAGTTCATCATCTTTTATTGGTGCTTTTTCTATCTCTATTACAGGGATATTTACTTCATCACCCCTTTGTAGAAAAATCTTTTCACTTAGGTGCTTATTTGATTCAAGTACTTTTTCAAATACACTTAAAGTACCATATTCACTCAAAACAATCTCATCTAATCTTTGGTTTTGTGAAGCTATGATTTTTTTCATTATTCACCTACTCTTTGAAGTTGGATTGTGTAGTCTTGTCTTGTAAACTCTCCACCTTTTAAAAATGTATTTCTTTTTTCTTCAATACTTAATATTATGATTGTGTATGCTTTTCCATTTGCTTTTGCTAAAGTAACAGGAAGTTTCTTTTTTGCCATATCTTCAAAATCATCAAGCTCTTTTTGACTTTTACAGATAAGAGTTCCAGAGATAGTGTCTGATTGCTCCCATTTACCTGTTGATTGATAGTCATTAAAATCACCTATATTTTCATGAGTAGCAAACCCAAAAGTTAACTTACTGTCATACTCTTCAAAGTTTGTGCCATTTATATCAAATTTAAAATCTCCAATAAGTGCTAACATTATATTTCCTGATCATATAGTGGTGTACCATTATTTTTAAAACCATTTTTAATCCCCTGCTCCACATCAACTGTAGATTTTGGGTTTATTATCTCTATCTTTTTTACATTGATTTCTTGTTTGCCACTATTGGCTTTTATATTTGGTGTCACCAATGGTGTGGTTTTTAAAGGTTGCATCTGAACTGTTTTAGACGCAGAGATACTGCTCTTATCATCTCCAAATCCAAGCCAATCAGCAATACCACTTCCAATGCCTTTGAACCACTCTATTTTTTCACCAAGCCAGTTAAAAAACTGATTAAACTTTTCAGTAATAGGTTCCCAAAACTCCCATACTAAATAAGCCAATCCACCAATAAGTGCAAAAATAGGATTCATTAACAAAGAATTACCAAGTGCCATTACTGCAATCTTTGCAATACCTAGTGCTGCAGAGATTCCACCTATAGCAGTTGCCACACCAGGAGCAATCATCATAATAGCACCAACTCCAATTCCCAATGTTCCCACAACTGTTGCAAGTCCTGCAACAACAGCAAGAGTAGTTCCAAGTCCTGCTGCTAAATTTGGATTTCTTTCTATCCAATTATCAAGTTTTTCAATCATACCACCAAGAACATCTGCAGTCCAATCAATAGCAGGAGCAAATAAAGTACCAATAGATGAACCAAGATTAGACATCTGATTACCCAATAGTTTTAGCCTATTTCCTTTATTCATACTTCTTGCCATCTTTTCAATAGACTCAGTTCCCTTATCCATATTTCCACGAAGAGAACTTTGTGCTTCACTTAAGTCACCTGTTTTATCAATCAATGATTTTACAAGTTGTACAGCTTCATCACTTCCAAAGGCATCTTTTAACTTATCACTATTTTCTACGATAGATAAGTCACCTATATCATTTTTGATAGTTTTAAGTATCTCTGTCATAGGTAGCATTTTGCCTTGACTGTCTGTAAACTGTAAGCCTAACTTTTCCTGTGCTTGACCGACATTATCCAAGAAACTTCTATATCCAGTAGCTGCTTCACTTGCACTATCAAATGAACTTTTTGCAACACCTATTATGGCCAACTCTTCTTCTAAAGAAACACCCATACTCTTAGCTGCAGCTTTTACATTTGCAATACCACCTATCAAATCAGCACCATCAGTTCTAAACATCTTAGTTGCTGTTGATATAGCAGCACCAAACTTTTCAGCGAAATCAAAATCACTACCAAAATCAGAAGCGAAGATTCCATGACCTAGTGCAAAAAGTTTAGCCATATCACCACTGCTTGACCTAGTAGCTTGTGCTGTCATAGATGAAAAAGCAGTCATCTTAGCTACACCCTCATCACTCAAAGATGAGATACCAGACTTGATGTCATAAGCTGCTTTTATAAATTCAGGTGCAGATGTTTTAGCGAACTGATTAGAAAAAGATTTTGCCTCTTTTGTTATAGCTTTTATTCCCTCAGCACCTACTCCAAGTGATTCAAGTTCACCTTGATTTTGTGCAAGAGCTTCATAGTCATTATAAAAAGATTTTAAAGGAGCACCAAGTATAGTTCCAAAAGCTGCCATTCCTGTACCTAGTTTAGTCATAGTTTTACCAGTGGCTTTAACTTTTGCTTCAAACTTAGTTAGGTTTTCACTTGCAGCACCTAACTTTGGTGAAAACATATCTTTTGCTGTTAAAATAAGACCTAAACCTAGTACTGTGTTATCCATATTTGCTCTTTTCCCTATAATTCGCTATAATTTACCCATGAACAATATATTAAAAGCATTTATTTACACTTTTATACTGTTAATCGTTGCTATTACTGCAACAGTTTGTATGAGTTATGTCAACCATGACCTGATACTTCCAACTTCAATTGTGGTTACAATTAGTGGTTTAGTATTTATTCTTTCTCGTGCATTTTTAAAACAATCTCATTAAACTTTTCAAATTCATCAAGATCCATTTCTAATAATTCTTCATATCCCCAGTGAAGAGTATGACCTATTACTGCCATACCCATTCTACATTCACTGTAATTTATGACAAAAAACGACTAAACTCTTTTTGCAATAAAGCATAATCTTTCATTTCAAGGTCATCTATCTCATCAAGTGGCATACCTGTAAGATTTGATATAAGATGAACCTCTTTTTCTGCAGGAGTTGTATATTGTTCAACTGCTCTCATATCTTTTACTTTAGGTCCTCTCATTTCAACCTCTTTATTTGCAATTGGTAACTTAATTTTTGCCATTTTTTATCCTTATAAAATATGATTTCTAAGAGTTTCTAAATAATCAACTCCACCAATCTCTGCAATCATGTTTGCACTATCCATAGAGCATAATGTATCTCCATTTACTTCTAAGGTATATCTTGTAGCTACACCTTTTAACATCAACTCAACTTTTGCATTTAGATTACTATCAATAGAAAATTTAGCTTGAATAGTTGCAGCAATAGGAACCTTTACACCATCTTGAAGTGCTGAACCTTTGATTGTAAAAGTTACACCTTTTCCATTTGTAAGAGCTGTTTGCATTGCTTGATAAATAACTTTGTTGTACTCATTTACTACAACTTCAAACTCCATCTTTTTAAAGACACCTGTTCCATAATCTCTCTCAAAACCACCTGCTTTGAAGCTCTCTTGAATCTCTTCTATTACAGGTAATTTAATTTTTTCATTGTCACTTCTTCCAACAAAACCTAAACCATCTACATAAACTGCTGCATCAACAATAGTTTGTGGTGTTCCTACTTTATTTACTGACATTTTTAGTTCTCCCCATTGATATAATTAATTAATACATCACTATAATCATCTACATAAACCATCTCGATGTTTAGTTCTCTAATACTTGGCATATCTTGGATTCTCCAAGTTAGATAAAACTTACCTGCTGTAACTGTTGCTTTTGTATTTTTTGCAGGGTCAAAATATACTTCAAATCCAAGAGATACACCATTGCCTTTTAGTTCGTTGTTAAACTCAACAATAGAGTTTTTTACTCCAAGAAGTTCATCAGCTTCTCTATCTCTTGCATATTTAACAGCTTCTAATACAGCAGTTAAACTTCTATGAAAAGTTCTAACTCTGTCTAAACTTTGCCAAATAGGGTCTATATCTCTTGTCTCAAAGCCATAAGTTCTCCAACCTTCATCTTTAAGAATCATACAGCCACCCTCTTGTCTCAATCTTCTAGCTTCACAATCAGACCCATCAAAATATTCAATAACTCTTTCACATCCTGATACACCTTTTGCGATTCTATTTGAGTGGTTTTTAGCCCATCCAAATGGCTCTGCATCATATCTAGCAATAACACCTGCTATAATTGCACTACCAGGTACTAAAATACCATCTAAATAATATCTACCTGTACAATGAAGTAAATATCTACTTCCAAAGTTTTCCATATATGCTTTAAACCCTGCTTCATCAGCACTAAAATCATCAGTAATACCAGTGGTCCACACTTTAGATGATATTGCATCTAGTTTTGTACCAACACTTACATCAGCACTAAACTCAGGTACTATTATCAATCCATTTTTAAGATTGATACCTGTTACAGGGTCTGAGTTTTTGATAACATCAAGTCCTGCAAGTACACTTACAATATCAGCAGCATCATCTACACCTTTTGTAGATAGATGTACTACAATAGGACAATTAACCCCTTGTAAATCAATACCTTTTAAAGCAGCTTTCAAAGTTCCTGCAGTAATACTAGTATCAGTAATATATTTCAATCCCTCTTCTGCATTGTTAAACTTCATCAACCCTGTATCTCCTGCATCAACAGTTGCCACAATCCCAATTGGTGTCGAACTAGAAACACTTATCGGTCTTGCTGCATCTGCTGAAATACTTCCATTAATTCCATAATTTAAATCCATTCTACGCTCCTAATTTTAAGATTTGATTTGATTTTTTAACTCTGTTTTTTTGATGTCTATATCATCAACTTTAGCCTGGGCATAATCTTTTATTTCCTGGCTAGAACTTGTGTCCAATAACTCTGCCAAAGGTCTTATAAGCTCTTTGTCTAAAGTTTCTATTTGGTCATATATATCTTCATTGTGTAAGGCTTTCTCCTTTTGTATTTTTAGTATTTCTGCTTCACCAATCACTTCACTTCCCACTTTTGTTTTATCATCAAGATAAATAAAGTCATCACCATTCATTGCGATTTGTTTACCAGTTATTTCACCGATACATTGCTTTAAGCTAACTGTTTGTTGCTCCATAGGTCATACTCCTTTTTTATATAGAATTTAAGATTTGCACTATCTGAAGTTTTTATGTGTCCCGTCCAAGAACCTAGAAACTTTTCAAGTTGTTTTTCGTTGTTTTCTAGTTTGTACTTTTTGATTTTTCTTTTAGCACGAACTACACTATCTTTTCTTATCAGCTTATATTTTTCTCTTATTCTGTAACCTAAGAAATTCAAACCTTTACTTTCAACACTATTGATAAACCATTTGCTAAAAATCTTAAATAAAATCTGATTGTTGCCAAGTTTCCATCAGCTTCATGTAGTCTTGATTTTTGATTTGATTTTATAGCTTTATAAAATATATCTACTTGTTGAAAAATAGTGTCAATAAACTTCTGTTTTATATATCCATGTTTTCTATCTATATTTTGAACAACAGGATAAACATAGTTTACAAACTCTTCATATTTTTCAATTATTAGTAGATTATTCATCGTTCGTTTTCACTCACTTATCAAGATTCACGTGGTCACAGACAGCAACGAACCCATTATGCCAAACCGTATTCCAAACGTAATTAGCCAAGTGCACGTGGCGAGAACCCGAAACGTGAGCGGTGCTTGTTCCTAATTCATAGCCACCAAGTAAAGTACCAATAGGTGAATTAGAAGTTGCATATAAAGAACCTCTACCATCTGTCAATCCCATTCTATGTGCAAAATCAGTTGAACCATATCCATTCATGATTTGAGAACCCCAAAAGTATTGAACACCAACAGCCATTTCAACACCCCATTTACTTTCAAGTTCAGGGTAGTGTTGTATTACACCAGTTCCAGTTGTATATCCAAGTTCACCTAATGATTTTTGTTCTACAACCCCATAAGAAGAATTAGAAAACTCATCGTATGAAATCATTCTCATACCAACTTCACTTACAATTTCATTTGATTCATACCAAGTAAGAGAACCATAGTTAATAGTTCCATTTCCACCTTTTGAAAGTGGAACTTTTGGAAATTTTCTTCCATAACTTTCAGCACCACCAGCAAGTTTTGCTGGTGTAACTCCATCAATAGCAAAACAAGATGAATAACCTCTTATTGCATAATCTTCATCAGCTGGATAAATATCTCTCCAAAAAAGATTATTAACTAAAACTTTTCCTTCAGGTCTTTTGTTTGCTGGTTTAAACGTTAAATCCCATAAAGAATAAGCTTTTATCCCTCTACTTGTAACCATATCAGCTTCAGTTTTCAAAGCACTCGCTGGTAAAGTTTCAGCTTCAGGGGTAAGTCCATAATGAAAACCACCGATTAGCTTATCAGCAGTGATTGTTCCATCAGCACTTAGGTAAAACCCATTTGTTTCACTTGCATATACATAATAATCTTTTCCAGCAGTTTTTGAACCAGTGTCTAAGTCAGTATTTAAATTAAGAGTATAAGCAGTTGAAGTTGCTACTAAGCTACCATTTACAACAACTTTGAAACCAGCTGGTATTTGAATACCTGACGGACTTATTTTTTTAAAAAGAACACCTTTGTTTGGCTTTATAAATGTATCGCTACTTGCAACAGCATTAATTGCATTTTCCATTTGCAGTTTTGAAACTGCTTCATCATTTTCAAGTGCTACAGATACTTTAAACCGTTGTAAAGAACTTCCACTAGTTGCTGCTTTTGCTGCTACTTGATTTTTTAAATAAAGAGTTCTATTAGCTAAAGCTTTTGCTGCTTTATTGCTTATCCCATCTTCTCCACCGATTACATCATCTGTTATTTCTATTTGATATATATCTGCTGTAAATTCATCAGTTTCTATTATTTTACCCATTGGTTACTCCTATTGTTCCATGTGAATATGTTCCATCATATTTGATAGTTTTATCATATGCATTTAGTTTGCTATATGTGATTATTTTTAAAATACTTCTTTTTGGTGCATATTGTTCTAATAAATCTCTTGCTGCTAAACCTTTTTTTATAGTTACTGGTTTGGCAAGTTTTATTGTGTAATATCGCCATTTTGATTTGTCGCCATGATTGTAAATACCATCACTTTTATGTGAACCATCATACTTGATACAAAGCCCCTCTTTTATATCTGCTGGTTCTTCATCACTTGCCATATCAAGTGCTTTTAAGACTTCTTGCATCGCCCAAACGGTACCTTTGAGTTTGTGTAATTTTAAAGAAGCTGCAATAAGGTTTCTTTTGTTTTGTTCTGTAAAAGCTTCATTCCAAATATCAACACCTTTTGCATATGCCAGATATGGTAAAAACTTCACATCACATTTTTGTGGATCAAAGATATTATCTATAGGTTTTACTTCTATTAAAAGTTTTTCAATTATAGATGCACTAAACTTCTCTATCTCATGAAGTCTTTTATCCTCAAATGGTGGTAGTAGTGATTGTATTGGTTCCACTATTTACTCCTATTTGGTGATTTTGTACTGCAATATTTTCAGGTGGTTCTGTAATAATCACTTCTTTTACTCCATCTACTTTTAAAAATTTGTTTATCTCACTTAATGTTATGGTTTCCCCTATCTTTCTTAACTCTTTTAATCCATCATCAAGTGATTTTTTAGCATTAATAAGTATTTGTCCTGATTCTTGATTTGGTAATATTTTTAAAAGAGCAGTAATACAAAAACCCATCTCTTCTGCTTTTGATATAATTGGAGTATCGCTTAAAGGTCTTGTTTGTTTATCGTTTAGTTGTTCTTCAATTCTTGTTTGCATAAGAGCATCAGCATCAGGACTATAATAATAAACTTTTACCATCCCCTTTTGTGTTTCAATTTCTCTTAAGATATTTTGAACAGTTGTTAAATCTGCACCCACTAAACTTGCTGCATAATCTTGAATATCATAAAGGCCTTTTAAGACCTTTACATCTTCGATTCTCGCATCTGCTTTATATGTATATGATTTATAACTCTCTTCACTACCTGCAGTTGACTTATCAGCAAAAGACAATAAGATTCTATAAAGTAACTTATCATCCTTTTCAACATCTTTTCCATTGGTAAAGATACCTTTTGAAGTAGCTTTTAATACATATGGTAAAGAAGTAGTAATAGTCTCAGTTTTTATATCTAAAGAATAAATCTCTTTTTGCAACTCAACCGTTCCTGTTGCGGCTGTTTCACCTGCTGCTATTATTAAGTCTTCTAAAAGATTTGATTCATAAGTTGATGTTTCATCAGTCAAAACCAAAGGTGTATTAATAACTAAGTCATACTCCAAAGGTGTAGAAATTGCAAACTCATAAGGGGCATAAGGTTTCGAGCCTTTTAATCTTTCAGTATCATATTCAAGTGCCTTATGGTCCAAATTTGAACCAGTAGTATAAGCCAATAATAACTGTCTAAATTTCTCATTAATATCATTTCTTAGATGTAACTCTCTATATGCTAAAGCTTGTAATATCAAAGAGTTATCATCACTATCTACAGGTTTCCAATCTATACCAAGTTTTTCTTTAAATATAATCTTCATAGCATCTATATCTTGATTTAAAATATCTTCATAATCTAATTTTTCAATAATAGATGGTAAAGGTAAAGTATTTATATCAATCATTATTCACCACCACTTCATCTCCATTTGCTAAATAGATTTTAAAACTAACAACACCTTTCACTGCATTAACATTAAAATCCACTTTTGCCACCTTTACTCTTTTTTCATTTTCTTTTATTGCTTCAAAAATATATTTTGTAGCTAAAACTCTAAACTCATCATCAAATTTTCTATCTCTTAGGGTATAAAGTAAACTTCCGTACTTAGGTCTCATAACTCGACTACCTAAAGGAGTCTTTAAAATTCTATTTATACTTTCTTCTATAGAAATTACATATACCATCATGTTCTCACTTGTGCTATTGCACCATCTGTACAATCATGTTCATGGTTAGTTACATCACCTTTACTATCAGAGATGTTTCCTGTCGTACTAATATCACATTCAAAAGTTGCACCACCATTTGAACTTCCACCAGTGATTGCGATACCATCTTCACCTATGATTTGTTTTTTCACTTTTAAAGTTCCATCAATCTCAACATCTCCTTTATGGCTAGTTGTACTTACAATCTTTGTACTACCAGCATAAAGTTCTGCTTGTTCACATATAACTTTTACAAGCCCAACTGCGTTGATATTTAACTCTTTTACTTCCGTATCATAAAAAATAGTTGTACCATCTTCATAAGTGATAACTTCTCTATTTAAACTATATCCACCAGGTTCTTTACAACCTTTGTTAAATATACCTCTTATGATAAAGCCGATATTTGCTTCACCAAATGGACAAAATACAGCAACCTGCTCTTTTACTCTTATTGGTATAGAGTGTTTTTTGAAACTATTTGATTGAGAAATCACAGGGAAAAAGTCAGTTTCCCTTTCACCAATCTTTACTTTTGCTAGTGCTAACCCTTCTGCACTCTTTACTTGTGTTATAGTTCCAAATCTGCAAAGATTTCCTAATAATCTTAAATATTCAGCATCCATTAGTGTTCCCATGCAGGTGTAGAATATTTGATACTAAAAACCATTCTTGTACCACCATATGTAAAATCTTTTTGTTCGATTAAACTTTTACTTCCACTAAAACTACACTCATAATTAATAGAATCTCTAAACTCTTTAAATGCCAACAAAACATCACTAATGGCTTCACGCATATCAACCATTGGTTTTTTACCACGAGTTGCTATATCAATTTCTATTTCTAACTTATGTTCAAAAGAGCCACTTACTTCTTGGCACTCATTATCTGTATCTCTTATAACCAAAGCAGGATATTGAGTATCATGAAGAGGTTTTTCATACCATTCAAAACAATTTGCACCAATAGATGTTTTATAAGCATTGCCTTCTTGTGCAATAATCTCTTTCATCTTAGTTACTAATGCAGTTACAAACTCTTGTCTTTTCATTGGATATGTCCTAAATAAACTCTTATAATATTTGCTGTTGGGGCTAAACTAATCACTTCATAATCACTTCCATTTATAGTAAATGTTGAAGCCTCAGTAATATTTACACCTTCATCTTTTGGTAAAGTGATTGAAGGAACAACAGCCATCGCTCCTTCAAACTCATATTTGCTACTTGATGAATCCAAGACAACCTCTGTCTTTTCAAAAAAGTTTACATCTAAAGGCTCATCTTTATCTCCAAAAAAATGAGTTATTGTTTTTCCAAACTCATCAGGGTTAAATAAAGATTTTAAATCTATATTTATCTGTTCTTGGAGACTCATTTTCTAAGCCTTTTTTTCTAAAACTGCTTTAATAAGCTCATATATTTCGGGCTTATTTTTAGCATTTTGAACAACACTTTCATCTATACCAAGAGAGACAGCATATTTTTCAAGAGGTATTCTGTTTAAAGTCGTATAGTCAACAGATTTATCAGTTGCTTTTACACCACCCTCTTTTTGTTGAGCTTCATACTCTTCTTGTGTAGAACTTGACCCTTGTCTTTCATCAACGATTCTTTGCTTTAAAGCTTCACTAACTTCTAAGATAGTGCCATTAGAGTATTTTATCCCCCTATGGTTTCCACCTCTGTTCATCTTTACATAAGGCATAGCTTATCCTTTATACATTGATTTTAACTTTAACAGTACCTGCAACTGCTGCTTTAGAAGTCATAGCTTTACCTGCTTTAACATTATCTGTTGCAGTAGTTGTCATCTCTCTGTTTGTTACATCAAAATATAATTGATTACCAACTTCAATAGCTTCTGTATCTTTTGCTTTAACATCCCAAACTTTTTCAAGTTCTAAAGTTATTTCTTCACCTGTAAGACCTGCTTTTACTGCAATCCCTACCATCTCAGTACCTAAAGGTACAACATCACCAACATTTACATCACCTGGTAGAGTGTATTCAATCACTCCACCTCTTTGAAATTCAACTGCTTCCTTCATACTACGCTCCTAAGTTTTTAAATAAGCCTCTATAGTCAGTAACAACTACACCAAAATCAAATACACATTTGAACTCTGCACCATCAATATTGCTACTGATTTGTTGTACAACAGGCTGTTTATTTGTACCTTGTAAGTACCCTACTTTGATAGTATTTGTACTAGCTGCTAAATACCAAGCACCTGCAGCTAATTCACTATCAACAACTGGAGTCAATGTGTTTTTATGTGGATTTGTAACTCCACTATTTGATCCACTTACATCTGCTTCACTGTTTAATAACTGTAATGCAGTTCTCTCTTGCTCAGGAGCAACTAATAAAAACTTTGGAGAGATATTAAGTGCATTTCCTGCTGCATCTTTTTGTCTTCTCATAATAGTTCTTCCTTTGCTTAAGCTCTCACTTGCAAGTGCTGCAGCAGTATCTGTATTGTTATGAGCAGTATCAAAGATTTTTTTACCATCATTCATTTTATAATTTGTAAAATCACCTCTATTTTGTGCTAAATCATAAACTAAACCATTTGATGTTCTTTTTGCCATTTTCCCAAACTCAGCAACAATACCTGTGAAAACACCTAAATCATCATTGATAATCATCTCTCTTGTAAGTTTGAACTCAGCACCATAAGACTCAATAGCCCATGCTTCACCAGACTCTGCAAACTCAATGTTTTTCTTTTCAGATTTTTCTTTTAGTTTTTGAAGTCTTCCACCTGCACTTGATAGTTTTACTTCTGTTCTTTTTCTAAAGTCAGGAAGCTCAACTTCTTGGGTCCATTGTGCAAATGTTCCTTCTTCTTCATTAAATGCACCTGCAATAACTCTATTTGCAACATTTCCAAGTAACATAGGAAAATCATCTGTACCCATAGCTCTTTGTACAAGTTCATTTTTGTCATATCCATCATAACCTGTCATTGCTCTTGCCATATCTAAAAGTGAAGCACCTCTAAAAGTAGCAGCTTGGTCACTAACCTGTGCAGGTGTATAACCACATCTCATAAGGATTGCATCTTCAATCCCTCTTTGTAATTCAACTTTTGCAGTTGGAGCACCTGGAACTACTGTTTGTGTTCCTCTTGCTTTTTCTTCTAAAATTGCAGCTCTTACAACATCAAGAGAATCTTTTTTATCAATATATTCTTTTGCTCTTTCAATTGTTAAGTGTCCTGCAACAACCATACTCATAATTTCAGAACTTCTTTTTTGTTCTTCATCTGCACCTGCAGTTTTTGAAGTTTTTGAAACTTGGTCTTCTCTTTCAAGTTTTTCCAACTCTTCTTTTCTTGCTTTTTCAGAATCACTTAATGACTCAACCTTATCTTTCAAACTTTGAAGTTCTCTTCTTAACTCTTCATTCATAGGTTCTTCTCCTTTTAAATTTAAATCTCTACCTACCATTGCACCTGCATCAAAACCAACACCCACTGCACTACACTCAACTAAATCATATTCAAGTACAGTCACTAAGTCAGGTTCACCACTTCTCTCTTCAATAGATACCTTAGTTGGAATATATGTCACAGAGCAATCAGAAAGAATACCCTCGACATATTTTCTAAATACTGCATCGCTGTTTTCATCACTTCCAAAAACAACATCTGCTTTGAACTTACCATCTTCAACTCTTTTGTTTTCAATCTTTCCAATAGCAGAATCAGTTAGTCTGTTGTGATCCTTAAAAAAAGTTCTCAATCTCTCAGGATTTGCACCTTTGACATCAAGAACTTCAATATAAATACTTCCATCCCAATCTCTTCTTTTTCCTGCATTATCATCAGAAATCATGATAAAAGAGACTGTTCTTTTTTCTTCATTCACTGCAGTTGCATTGTCAATAGTGAGTTTTCTCTCTACTGTTGCACCTTCAATAGAACGTTGAAACTCTTTTTTTGTTTTTGGCATTATTTATCTCCTTCTTTAATTTCAAGTCCAAGTTCTGCTCTCATCTCTTTTTCCATCTTCTCTTCTTGGAGTTGTTCTCTTAAAACATCTTCATAATTTTGGCCTTTTGCTTCACATGATTTAGTTTTACTTGTAAGTTTCAGTTCAATCTCTTTTTCAACTGCTTTCATATCTTTTAGTGGGTCCACCCACTCTCTTTTTGGCATTATCCATGCAGGTTTTACATACTTATGTTTATTTATCCAATAGTCATTTGGCATTTTTACAAGTCCACTTAAAACTACAGAATCCATAAAACCCTCATAAATAGGATTTAATACATCACCACTTAAAGATGTTTGTTCATCATCAAATCTTTTATTATCTTGAATCAAAGAGGCTCTTGCACTTGCAAAATTCACTTGCGAATAATCCCTAAATGCAAGTTCATAAGATATATCTCTTCCTGCTGCTATCAGTCTTACTGTATTCATAATAAATGGTGCATATGCATTTCCAAGTTGGTTTGACTGTATTGTCTGTACTTCTTCACCAGGTTTAAGATACTTAATCATCCCTGCAGTAATCTCTTTTATAGGGTCACTACTTCCTTGTGCTTTTCCTGCTTTTTTATCATTGAACATAGAACCTGCTGTGTTACTTGACTTAATAAAAAGTCCAAATGCAGATAAGATTCTATTTTTTACAATTTCACTATCGTTGTATGCTGCAAAATCTTTTAAGTTGTTTATTGTTTGTGCATAATCAGTTATACCTCTGTATTGAGTGGCTCTTTGTCTTTCATAAAAGTGGATGATATTATTTGCATCAAAAGATTTACTTGCACTTGAGTTAATCGCAGTTTTTAACCAATAAGCAGTTGGAGCACCAACAGCATCAACTTCTACTCCTGAAAAAACTGTGTTGTTTTTGTTTTTAGTTTTTGTTGCATCAAATTGGTCTGATTCTATAAGTTGATGTTTTAGAGGGAAGTTTTTGTCTTTGGTCCATACTTTGTTTATAAGAATTTCACCATCTACAAGCTTATGTTTAAGTGCTAATTTTTGATAATCATACACCCCACTTAATCGTGAAAGGTCAAAGTTTTCTTTTTTTATATACTCTTTCCATAATGCTTCTAGTTGATCGTTTAGTTTTTTTGAACCTTTTACATCTTCTTCTTTTATTTTTGATTGAAGTTTTATACCTGTACCGATTGTATTTTTTATGATTGATTTATCTATTGATTTTGTTATTGGGTTATTTGCAGACAGCCATCTAGCTCTTGCTTTTAACTGCTCTCTATCTCCACCTGCTAATAGTTCAAAATGATTATTTGTAAGATTAAAATTACTATTTAGCCTTGAAGTTTTTGCACCCTCATAATATGCTCTTTCCATCTCAGAACTTATCGCACCACCTGTTAAGATGTTAGCAGTTGTTGCGATTGATTTTTGGATAAAATTCATTATTCAAAACTCACATATGAAGTATCACCTGAAGGTGTTGTTTCTTGACCTTCAACATAGTTTGCACCAAAAGAGTTTATATTTTCTAAAATCTCTCTTTTCAAACCTCTAAGTTGTGATAAGTCTTCTGATTTAAAAGTTATCCCATCAGATGTTGTATATTCTTTTCTTTTTAATACAGCAGAAATAGCAGCATTAACTTCTTGTAGTTGTTGACCTAATGTAAGTGGTGTTCCTGCTGCCATTTTTTACCTTTCAAGTTTTCAGTAATGGCATTTTGACAGAAAGAAAAATATTTTTTTAGGGTAATTTTTTTACCCTACCTTTTTTTTAAAAATTATGGTAGTAGTTTTTGGTTGTATTTTTTTTAGTTGTAAAAAGGTTGTAAAACTACTACCATATAGTCAGTTGGAGGTCAGATTTTTTATTTATATTTTTTTGATTTTATGATATTTCTACTAGTTCCATCTCCTTTTCTATGTCAAAATTAATGATATTTTTTGCACTATTTTGTAAAATTTGCACTTTTTTCATTAAAATCTCATATCTATATTTATGAAAAGACACATCTTTCTCAGAATCTATATATCTTCTTTGTGACTTTTCTATCTCATTTATTGCCCATTTTTGCAAATCATCTCCATCAGACTGTAAAATCTGTATATATTCTCTATAAAATCTATTGTGATTTTGAAGTGCACCTGCATAACCACTCTCTTTGTTGCATATCAATTCATCTGATTTTCTAAAAAGTATCTGTAACTTTTCATCCAAGTTTTTTAGTGGAAGAAGTTTTTGTTTATGTTTTAAGTCATGAACATCATCTTCAAGATTTTCAAATCTTCTTTTAGATTTTTTCTTCCATTTATCTAATTCTTGTCTTAGTTGGTTGTTTGATTTTGTAAGACCTCCAATTTTTCCACTTAGTTGATAAATATTTGGATTATTATAAACTTTTTCAATCTCAATAAAATAGTTTCTTATTTCTTTACCTCTTACAGTTCTTGAAGCCATTGATATATGCTTTGCTATATCTGTTGTAATTATGTATTCTTTTTGAGGGCGACCATTTCCTTTTTCTATATAAGTAATATAATCAACATTTTTTTCTAAACCTAAAGAATTAATTTGATGATTTATCCAGTCGGCAAATTTTTTATCAATTTCTAAAGTTTTATGTAAATCTCTGGCATTTACACTATTTACATTTTCAGTTCCTATAACTTCACTTGATATTTTGATTAATTCATTCATAATTTATACTCCCAATTATCAAATTTATTTGCTATTTTTTCTAAAATCTTAAAATTATCAACTTTTAAGACTCTACTTTTACCCGTTTTTGTTATGATTTTTATATTCATTTTTTAACCTTTGATTAAATATATTAGGAATTATTACATAAAAGATTAATATTGTCAAGCATTAATATCATCTTTAATTAAATTTTGATAGAATATCTTAATAAAAGATGAATAAATACTTTTTCCCTTTTTGGGGATAAAGTCCATTTGATGGGATTAACATATGAAAAAACAAGAATTTGATGAAACTTTAAAAGAAATTGGTCTTTCAAGACAAGAATTTGCAACTATGACGAATTTATCTTATGGTGCAGTCAGTAATTGGCATGATGAAAAGAAACCCGTACCAGGTTGGGTTAAATCATGGTTAGAAAATTATGTAAAAGCAAAAGATATGGATAAAGTTGTTGATGCAGTAACACAACAATTATTTGATTTAAAATAAACAAATATATATTAATTATTGTTTTCCTTAATATCAGGATAATCATCTTTCAACTTTTCAATTACTTCAGCATATAGATTTGGAGTAATAATAAGTTTTTCTAAAGTAGTACCAAGGGGGAGCCCTTCCTCTTGCATTATATAATCAATAACTTCAATAGTTCTCTGGCTTAGCGATGGTTTATTTTTTAGATTTATTCTGCTATCCCAAAAAGATTTTTTTCCTATAATTTCCATTTTAGACATTAGTATTTATCCCTCCAATCATTAAAATTTCCATTCTCTTTTGTATCTTCTTCATCTTCATGATAAACATTGTTTAGTTCATCTTCCACTCTTTCATTAAACTCTTCTTCTATCAAATCCCAATCAATACCACCAGGATAATGTTGATTTTCTAGTACTTTTAGTGTAGCCATAGAATAAACCCTACAATCAGTTCCTTCATTTCTTGCTCTAAATTTATGCCATCTTCCTGTATTATCTCTTTTTTCAGCAGTTAATTGTTTAAAATGTTCACTATCATAGATTGGTTTATTTGGAAAATGCATATAACCAGGACCTGGATTTTCTACTAAGATATGTGCTCTTAATATATCTTTAGCACTATTAACCCCAATCATAAATAAAGGTACATTACCTTTATTTTCCCTTGACACTCTTGACTTCACAATAGGAGTTTCAACTGCTTTATCACCTTTGAAACACCAAATATTCATATCAAATCTTGGTCTACAATAATCATAAACATATTGTGTTCTTGCACCACCACTATCTATTCCCATAGCAGCTATTGTCATCTCAATTCCACTTTCATGGTGATATGTTGTTTCAAATACTCTATCTAGCTTATCCCATACTTTTGGATATTTTGGATCACCTTCTAATATTCTATAATCTACTGACCAACTCTCTCCATATTTACCCCAAGCTACGATTTCAACTTCTAATCTATCATTTTGAGTATCTACTCCTGCAGTTAAAAAGTAAGCCCCATTTGGAACATCTGCTACATAATCTTCTTTTCTATTTTCTAAAATACTTATATCAACTTGTTCAAAATTTTCTTCCCATACTTTTGCATCTTTTGTATTTACCCATCCTGCCATTTTTGTGGTATCTTTTTTTAATTTCATATCTTGGTATGCATCAAGATACTTCTGAAACATTTCATTCCATCTTGCAAATGGTGAGTAATAAGAAGGCACTCTAAAACCTCTATGCTTTCGATTAGGAAATTTATGAACATATCTTGCACCGTTTTCTTTTTTCATCATATCATGCTTCATATGCTCTTCTATTATGCATCCATTAGCTTGACATACAAAAACAACATCACCAACAAGTTGATAATGTTCATCATGGTCAAATTTAAATCCATCTTTTTCAAATACTACATCTTCACCACAGTGTGGACACTTCATAGTGTATAGCCCTTTCGATGAATTATCATATTTTGGTTGAATTTTTGAAGTTTCTTTTTTAGCAGGAGAAGCATTATTATAAACTTTCTTATTATTCGGATAACCTTCTGTTCTATTCCATGCTAAATCAACAGGACAGCCACCCTCAACTTCTAAAGGCCATCTATCAATGTCATCATTAACTACAACTCTTCTACTGTTTGATGCAAATGTTGTAGGAGAATTAGACCATCCAAGAGTTATAGAACCACCATTAAAAAGTATTTCAGTTGTACTTGATCCATCTTTGGTTTTCTTTGCTCTAATTTTATCTTTTAATACAGGTGATGAATTTATTGATGGCCATAATTTAGATGTAGCATGAGTTCTAACAGCTGTTTCAGTAGGTAATATTTGAAGCATAGGACATGGATATAAATGAGAATAGCAAAATAACATATTATTACCAAGTTCTGTAAACCCTAGTTGTGTACCTTTTATTACACTAACTTCCGTTGTTTTTGATTGTGGAGAAAGTTCATAAGCTATCTCTTCAAGATATGGCATTCTATCTGTTCTATAT